TGGTCATATTGCTGACAGCATTTTTGATAATCTCCATAAAATTTCACTTCCTTAATTTTACTTAATAATCGCCGCTATTCCTGCGCCAACGAGTGCTGATAGAGCGTAACCCAAGATGCTGCGCCACATGATACCATCCCGCCCCTCCAGCGCTTCCAGGCGGCTGCCCTGCTTTTCCTGCTCTTTCAGCATGCTCTTCATTGTTGTCGCCAGCTCCTGCACCGACAGTGCAATACGGTTTGTCTGCCGCACTGCTTCTTCTACTACCGACAACCTTTTGCTGTGCCTGGCGTTCGCCTCATCCAGGCGCCGGGCAAATTCTTCGTGCTCAGCACGGGGCAAAAAATCATTCAATTTAATCGTCAGCTCCCCCACTTAAAAATTAATAGCTTCGACCGCAGCCTTGTCTTCGGCGGCGGAAACCTGCTCTTTCAGCGTCCTGTACTTCACATGCAGCTCATTCGACCGCACGGCCGCAGCAGCAAAGACCTGCAAAATATCATTTGCCGTAATCGTCGTAGTGCTGTTATCAGCCATTGTCCAGTCAACTGTTGCCGACGCTCCCTGCAGCTGCAGCGCTTTAAGTGCTACTTCTAACCGCATCCTTGACTTATCATCAAAATCGTATAGATTCCCATCACAGTTTATAACTTCAATTTCCTCTGCATCCCGGACCGATTTAAGTGATATAATATTGCGGCTTTTTATTAAGTCCAAGGGTTCTTCTTTTTCTATACTATCGCCTACATAGCACCAATCGGGACACTCAACAGGAGCAAGCCCCTCTACTTTATCCGTAAGCATGATAGGTGACTCTATACGATAGCGAATGATTTTTTCCTCATCTATTAATGCTATAATCAATTGTCCAGCACTCCTCTCTGTTAGTTATCTAATACATTCCACGAGACAGTCATAATGCCGGAAGTTCCTGCACTACCTGCTTTATTTACACCACTCAAACCGCTAGTATGATAACCCCCACTTCCTCCTGCACCATATCCTGCACAGCAGGATTCTTGAGGGGACGAACTGCCGCCACTGCCACCATCGTACTGAGGACCACATTGCGATCCTCCGCCTCCACCTGACAACACCAGAAGTTTTCCGAACGATGTAGAGCCACCACCTCCTCCGTTAGCAACACCGCTATATAATACGGGCCCACCAGCCCCACCTGCTCCTACGATAATCGTATATGTGTCATTCGGAGTTACGGATATTTTACGATTATTTACGCGTGCACCACTCCCGCCACTGCCTCCTGTGGTGCCACCAGGATATCTATCACACTCTGTAACCCCACCGCCTCCGCCACCTCCTGCTGCGGCTGTTATGCGAACATATTTTGCATAGGACGGGACGGTAAAAGTATAAGTACCTTGTGTAAAAGTTTTGCTTCCTCGGGCAGAATTTAAGTCAACATTGCCGTTTTCATCCGGCCCTATGGTATTAACGGATTTTACAATGGGATTGAGCGCCAACAATGCCAAAACAGCAACACGAGTTAATGCGGGGCTCATTGATACATCTGTTCTTTCGCATGTAGTGGCTTCCGCCTCGGTAGCCCACTTTGTTTCTACTCCCGCTAAGACTCTATCGGTTATTGTATCAATGGCCGAGTTCACCGTTTGAGCAGCTTCGCTGGCGCTGTTTGCACTGTTTGCAGCACTTGTTGATGCACTGTTTGCACTTTCTACGGCGTTCTGCTCTGCCTGCTTGACCGCGGTCTCGCTCTCCTTTGCATTAGCTGCACTCTCTGCGGCTCCTGCAGCCGCCTCCTCTGCTACACCGACTCTGTCGTAGATGTGCTGCAGGAGCTGGTCGGCGGTCTCTGGGGATGTTTCGCCAACCTTGACCGCTCGCTCAGTCTCCTCGCTGATCTGCTGAATCAGCATGACAATTCGGTCAAGGCTGGTTTCAATATCATCGGCAAAGAACGGCCCCTGATTTTCAAGATTCAGTTCCTGCACTTTCGGCAGGACTCTTTTCAATGCTATCCTATGGCCTGCTGGCAATGGGTCACCGGTCAGCGGATAGGTCACAGTCTGGTCATCAGTATCAACCCTGAACTCATTTGCTGGCACCATGGTTTCCACATCTAAAGCATCGGCCACGATAACCTGCACATGCCCCCCATCTTCTGGGGATAATGCAAAGGTATACGGCCACACTGTGGTGCTGCCATTTCCTGCATACACATTTTTAGCAATGGTATTTTGGACTGTCATTTATTAATACACCTCCTAAGAATCTAGGCCCCTCCTATACGGGCGGGCCTTTTTGAGTATATATACTTACTCGTCACGCTTATTTTTGGAGCGCCGTGTAGTAAAGTCTGATAACCGAGGTTTCATATCATTTATCATAATATCGTACAAGTTCCAAACAACCTTGTTTATTTGAGCAGGAGCCCCCAGTATAAACCCAGCAACATCTGTTGCACCTTCTGCCACATCCGCAGCGCTTGCTTTACCATTTGCTGCCTTGTTTGCGGTCTTGGTCAACTTTATACCCTTTTCCAAAGAAGATTGTACTACTGACATTCTATAGCCAAACTCCTTCATCCCAAGGAGATTACCAACCATTACACTTCCCACCTGACCAGCAGGGCCAAGCATACCAAAAGTGTAGTTCTTCATTTCCTTGAGAATTTCCAACCATCCATCGTCATCGTCTCTATCAAACGGATTTTTGAGAGCCAGTGCAGAAGATGCAAGACAAGTCAGTACAAATTTTGCCATGAAGAACGAGAACGCACTTTCATACGCCTCACGCTTCTTACCTTCGCTGAGCAGTCTGCTATCCTTGCCAGCTTCACGCACCCACTGATTGTACTGGGTGTTGAAGAATGACTGGAACATTGTGAGCAGTTTATAGACCGCTCCGCCTCTCTGAAGGCTTGATACATCCGTAACACGGCTGGAGCCAAGCGTTCTACGGATAATTGTATCCGCAAAATCAACTGCATCCTGCTCCGTCTTGCCGCTGTTCAGCGCCTTCTGGTAGGCCTGCAGCCATACCGGTTTTGCTGTCAGTCCATCAGTGAATGCCATCATCTTAGTACCCACACGCATCACAGCCTTGTCAAACTCTGTCTGCTTCTGCGCTATATCGCCTCGAATGTCACGAACCGTCACATCCGGTATCAGCATGCGCTCACGCATAAAGGCTGATTTACTGAAAATAAAGTCTGTCAGGTCGGCATATCCTTCTGCATCAGCAAAGTTCATCTTATAGTTACCCAGCGCAGCAATTGTATCTGCATGAGTGAACCCTTCAACGGAATTGCCAAACAGGAAGATATTACTAAGGTTCTGCATATTTACTTTCAGGTTCATCATAATAATAGCATTGGCTGACTTGTTTCTAAGCCATGACATTGCAGCGCCAACTGTCTGTTCTGCCATATCTGCTGAGTAGGTGTTCTGCGGCTGTGCTGCCTTCTCTAACATCTCTCTAAACACTCTCATTCTGGCAGGGCCGAGGTGTGTTTTAAGAGCAATGAATATATCTCCATCGTTCAGAACCCTGCGGAAGTCGTTCATGGTTTCGCGCCAGCACAGGTCATGGATGCTGTCGTAGATCACCTGCATCTCTGCCCCAGGGAAAAGATTAACTGGATATTTCACACCAGCCACACGAGACTTTGTACTGCCAGTATTGGTATGCAGGGTCCGGATGTTCTTACCCTGCAATGGGTCATCGTCTCCCACCTCTTTGCTGGCAGGATGGGAACCCATCTCGCCGTTTCTCATCAGTGGGAAATATCCGCCTTGGAACACTACATTCTTGCCGTTGATGTCCAGGATTTGCGGTGCAGCTTCCACCTTCTTCAGGCCAAATCCTTTTACACGCTTCTCCATCTCATTCTTTTCGGACCAGAACAGGCCAGCCGCATTCACCATCTTTTGAGCATATGCTACATCCTGCTCTGTGAGAACCTTGCCCAAGAAGTCCATGAGGTTCTGATGGGTCAGTTCTCGTGCCTGTTCACGACTGAGCGCACTGTTTTCTGGAGTTACCCAGATAGTGCCGTTCTCAAAACCGATCGGTGGTGTCTCGCATAAACGCTGTGCATTCTCCTTGTTGCCCATGTTCATAAGCATCTTAGTCAGAATGTACTTGTTTACAGATGCTCCAAGTTCTTCGAAGTACACTTCCTGCGCAGCAGCTGCTTTAGCCGCCTTATCAGGAAGCCACACCTTATTGGCATCTACAACAGCCTGGTCAAACTTTTCTTTGAATGTGAACTCTGTATCATTGGAATGCTTTATCCGCTGCAGGAATGTATCTATGAAAAATCCCTGCTTCCAATTATCCATACGCTCAAAGAAGGTATCTATGTTTTCCATGGATGCTTTCATCTTGTCAAATAGACCAGCCTGTGTTGGCTGGTTAGGGTCAGGCTTGAATACTTCAGGCAGCACTTTGATGTTCGCAATAATCTGTTGCTTCAAGGCATCGAAACTCTCAGCCTTCTCAAACATTTTTTCGCCCTTCTCAGCCTTGGCAATTGCTCTGATGTTTCTCACAGCATTTGTCAGGTCGTTGAACTGGTCGAGCGTAAACATCTTTGTATCAGACAGCATATCCATATCAGGAGTGTTCAGGAGCCATTCTGCGAACTCCGCACAATCGTACTTCTCGTTCATGGCATCTGCATACTCACGCAGGCTGTTGCCTACACGCCCGTATGTATCATGTTTTTTCTGAGCAATGCCCATTCTGGTAAACAGCATCGATGCTTCAGCAAAATGGTAATTACTTACCCATGCTTCCCGCTTTGCCGCCACCTGGCGCTTTAAATACCGCCTATTCTTATCAACCAACCGTTTAGCAAGGATTGACTCCTGAACCATTGCAAGGTAGTAAGCCTGCAGGTTCTTCTGAGTAAGTGCCTCTCTATAATCCTTTTTGGCCATTGCCGCTGCACTCTTCATTGCCGCCTTGCGCTCCAAGGCAGCATATTTCTGAGTGCGTACAGCATCATCTATGGTCAAACGATAAATTGCTTCCCGGGCCATGTTACGGGAAGCCTGTCTGAAAGCAGCCGCCCTTATCCGCATTTCCTCCTTGGTCTTGTCAATAGCTTTAGGTTTATTCTTCCCAGACTGCTGGGCGGGCTCACGTTTCTTCTGAGACTCCATAGCCCTGGTGGTATATTCTTCGATCAGCTGCTGCTCAACGCCTATCAGAAGGCCTGTGTCGTCGTTATACAGTGCCTCTCTCACGGCTTCTTCGTGTGCTTGCTGGTCTGCCATGATATCAGGGAATCTTGCATTTACCCTGTCATTGGCAGCTCTGGTTACAGCCTGCTTCTGAGTAATAGAGCTCATGATATCCTGCCCCAGTTCACTTGCAGAAGTATAGCCATAGGATTCAGCTGTCAGCTCAAACTGCATAACGAAAACCTGTTCTTCATCTGTCAGTTCTCTGCCGGCATCATTCTGTACCAGTTTTTGGTACTTCCTTACATCGTTCCTGGAATAACCGGCCTTATAGACTCTGCGCTCTGCTACCTCTGCCTCAACTTCTGGCAGGATTTCCGCCCTGTAGGCCTCCACATCCTTCTTGCGGTCCTCCCTGTAGTTTGCCATAGCATCTCTGGTCAAAATGTTTACAGCCTTATCTCTGGCTTTCTCGATAAATGTTTCAATCCTTGCTTTGGCGGCATCACTCATATTGTCAGTGAGCACTTTAGGCAGGTTTGCAAAATACCGGTTTATCCGCTCAGCCTCTGCTATATCTTCCTCAGCTGCAAGCATTCTATCGAATACCCCTCTAACTTCATCAGTCAAAGGAACAGAGTTCTCACTTCTGCGGATGGTTTGATATACGGCTTTCAGCCAATCTGCAAACCTCTTAAAAGCCTGCTTCAGCTGTTCGCTTGGAGCCTTTCCCTCCATGATGTATGACTCAAAGGCTTCAGCTAAGCGCTCATGTGCATCCCGTCTGCCTTCTACATCAGAAGATGCCCACTGCTCACGGGTCATGCCTGCGTACTCAATAAGGGTATCAAAGTCCTTCTGCGCCTGTTCGCTTGCCTGACCATCCACAATAGCCTGCCACATCGTCTCTACAAAGTAGTGGCCTGTCTCATGGATGACAGTGGAAGCATCTGCTCCCTTGAATAGGTTAATAACATACTGACCATCCTGCTGCACCGGATTGAAGGAACCTTTGACTTGGCCGCCTTCCTGATTATACCCATTGTTAGCCACATCCATGACCATATTATCTTCAAATTGAAGTTTGCCATCAACTACATACGGATTGCCATTTAAATCTTTGACATTCTGCAGTAATTCTGCTAAACTGTAATCGATAGAAGTATCATTTTCGGCCTGCCCCGCTAAGGGCGCTGAGGATGGTACTTTTTTTTCGTATACTTCATACAAAGCTACATCGTTTAGTTTTGACAAAATATCATCTTGGAACCCTTCTGCTGTCACTACTAACACCTGTGGTTTCTGTCTAAAAAGAACAGGCACTACAAATCTGTAGCTATTTACAGCAGGCTTATTCTCTACTCTATTTGGCCCATCTGAATGTCTTGTCGGCTGTACCTCAAGCAGCACAGCATTTTCTAACAACTTTTTAGGATTGCTGATGGTAATATTTCTTGCCCTTCTTGTATTAGCATGCTTTCGTGATTTACCCGATTTTGCTCTGACGATATGTTCTGCAGTAGAACCATCGCCAATGCCATTAAAATTGAATACGGCCGCCAAATCAGAAGTCGTTACTTTCATATTTGGCAAAGCTAACTTCTTCTGTATAAAATCAACGGCCTTTTTATAAGCTTCCTCTGACATGGTTGCATCACCAATAAGATCAGGAAAAGCATCCATATTAACAAGCCTATATTTTGTGTTAAAATCTCGTTTAACATTAACAGATTGATTCAATCCCTGGCCAGCTCCGCCCATCTGGAATTTAAGCTGCTTTAATGCCTCTGCTGGATTTTCAATCTTGTATTGCTGTTCGCCATGTGATATAATTGAGTTGCCAGAGGTGTGGAGGGGGGTATTCTCCTGCGAAACATCTTTTCTGACAGCTGGCCGAGAATACCCTGACAGGCCGAGCCTTATATAATCGACACTATGAGCAGTCTTGAAGATACTTTGAATATTCTTCAAGGCTGCTTTTTTATGTCTCTTATCGCTCGATGCCGCAAATGAGGTAATTACTCTTCCGCTTTGTCCTTCCTCAACTCCTACTACAATGTTACCGGCATGAAAATAATCTGTCTTAAATAAGGACAAATACATTCGTCTGCCAGGTTTGGCTGCATCAACCTCCCCATTTTCGTTTCTGTATGGTTGTGTCACTATAGCTATAGGATCTTCCAGAGTTCTATCCGCTAATTCTAAAGCTATTGCTCTTCTAACATGAACATCTTCTACAGATTTACCCATGCCCGCAATCATGTGTAAGCTGTATGTTTCTAATGTTTCGTTGTTACCTGGTTTAAATAACAGCTTATTCCCCAATGGGTCAATAAAAGTTTTCCCCACCAAAGACTTCACTTTATCCTGTGCCCAAGCAACAATATCCTGTTTAGAAACAGACATTAATTTTTTTATAGTTTTTTCGTCAACTTCAATGGTAGGTATATCTTCATAAGTCAAATTATCAGCAAATTCTTTAATTGCAGTTTTGTCACTTAGTTCAAATGACTTGCCGTCTTTATTGACAATTCCGAGCGTTTCTTGTATATTAGAGATAGATAAAGGCTGGTTGCCAGTAAAAGATGCTTGCCCTTGTGGCGAGATGATCGTGCTGGAACCGCCTTTTTTTATCCAATTGCTTTCGGCAGCAGTCTGGTACATATTTACCCAGTCATTCTGTAAATTACTTAGGTCAACTTCAGTCTTGACATCGTTCATTTTCGATGATATTATGAAATCAGATAAAGCACTTTTGAGCTTTTGAGATTCTACCGCAGGGTTCCGACCGTTGCGGCAAGCCTCATCAGCCCAAGCAGTGCTTTTTTCTTTGCTCAAATATAAGACCGAACTACCGTTCAACTGTTTTGTAAACCACTGGAATTTTGGCAACGCATTTTGTGGTCGGCTATCGTCTTTGCCGTATGCTGAATTGATAACATCACCAAGGACAATTCCATCTCTGCCTCTTTTTTCAATTTCCAACGGCACGATAACAGTAGAACCATCATCATTCTTTAGATTCAAAACAAAAACATAGCTATTTTGTTTGCTACCACGAACAATCATCAGCGGGTCAGTTATCGCTCTGGGAATCTTTTTCAAAACATTTGCACTCATACCAGAATGTCTATTTGCCGAGTGATGGAAAAAATCTCCGAAAACTTTGATTTTTGAAAAAGGGACCCCTATAGTTACTAGAGATGCTGGTGTGTCCATTACATCGTATAACTTACTTTTGTTAATCTTTCCGTTTTGCCAAGCGGAAACTAGACCAGAAAAATTATTTTCAACTGCTTGTATTCTCTGCTCTCTAGTAGCAAATTCTGTTTTTTTCTGACTGAACCCCTGGCCGCTGCCGCCCATCTGGAATTTAAGCTGCTTCAATGCCTCTGCTGGATTCTCAGGGTTTACCACCTTTGCACGAGCTGTCAAGAGTTCCAATGCTAAGTTAGCCTGAGTGCGTGACATACCAGCTGTGAGCATACCAGTAAGCATTGAATCTTTCTCCACCTGCAATGCTTCAGCTACATTCCGGTCCATGGTCTTGGCCTGTTCTTTAGCCTTTGCCATAGCTTCCTGACGCAGCTTGTCATTGTTTACGGTATAGCCGCCGTCCTCAAAGGAGGTATCATCCTTTACAGCCTGGAAGAATCCATTGTGCTTGGCTGATGCAGCTTCATATCTACCCAAACTGACATCAATGTAGTCACCCTCGGTGGCTGCATTTTTTATTGCCTGCGCTTCTACACCAAGGGACTGCGCCAGATCATTAATGGCAACACCATGTTCCTGTGCGTAATTCACTACGGTACCAGCATCTACATATACACTCTGCTGCTGGTTTGAATCAATGACCGCAGCGGCAGCCACAGGGTTTGAATCTGATTCAACGATATCATTTATCTGGCGTTCCACAATATCCATCTTGCCTTCGTGAATATTGCGCTCAATTCTGTTCTGCCAGCTATCACGGGCAAGTGTCATGTGTGCACCAGCAACACCACCGCCCAGAATACCACCAATAACACCACTGTATGCAGCATCAGCAGTTATATCGCCCAGCTGATCCTTTACTATGCCGACAATCTCTTCAGGGCTTTTATCAGCATTCTCTGCCCAGATTTTAGTGATAGCTTCTGGATATTCCTGAATTGCCTCTGTAATACCTTCAGTGGCGACACGCTCTGCAAACTCTCTGATAAATCCTTTGGTCACTGAACCAACCGGCAGTTTGCCAAACAACTTGCTGAATCCGATAAACTCAAGTGGTGTCTGGATACCTGCATTGATGAAAGCAGCAGTAGATGCTGTATCAACACCTACTCCTTTTTCTCTGAGCTCATCATACTCGTTACCAGCAACGGACGCACCCATAACAAGTGCTGCGCCATATCCACCAGTAAGCGGAGCGACTGCCAGGGAAGGAATAAGCTGACCTGCTCCAGATGCCAGGTCAAGGCCAAACTGACCCAAACCAGATGACGCTGCAACAGGAGTTTCTTGCAGAATATCTGCATCAGACGCATCCCTAACCGCTTGAGCAGCAGGATTCAACTGGAAGTTCGGATCGCTTTCCCGATGCGCCTGTGTATTGATATCCTGAAGCATTGTGATGCCCTTCAGCAAACCACGGCCTACAGTTTTGATGCCATTGCCGAATGCTGTCAGCGCCTTCCACTCCTGATTATACGGGCTGTTCTTCTGCTCATATTCCATAGCATCATAGGCAGAAAATTGTTCGCTTATGCTTATATTTTCAGCAGGGTTTACCTTTGCCGGCCTATTGGCATATTGTTGTTTTCTTGCCTCAAAATCCTCTAATGTAAAACCCACAGTTTCTACCTCCCAAGTTCATCATCCAGAGCGTTTCCTGTTGTCCACTCAGAACTTCTGCCATCGTAATAAACCTTGTAATACTCGTTGTCGTTTTCTCTGCCTTCAACCGGGGCCAATCTCTGAACTCCAATACTGGCAAGCTCGGCAGGAGTCGCCTGGAACCTTTCAGATAATAACCAGTTTCCTTTTGGCTTATATTCGTTATAGGTCAGCGGAGCAGAGTTTGAGTTTATCATTGCTTCCAATACATCTGAATCATCAGGGTCAGAACCATTATGCTCCACCCTATATTTGTTTACAAACACAGTGCCTATCAGCTTCAAACCTTGTTTCATCTTTGAACGGCGCTCTCCTTTGAGGTTTGAAAAGCTATCAACAGCCTGATTTGCCATATCATCCATATCAAATTTAAACAAGCCTTTATTAGACACATAGTCATCCCACATACGACTTGCCTGGTCTATTGCAGTTTTGCCAAAGCCATTCTCTGACAATGCGTTTATGAGTGCTGCCTTGTTGTCAAAATTGCCTGACTTAATATAGTCTGCCAATGCAGCCTTTCCGTCATCACCAAGTGACTTGTTGCTGTATCCGCTTCCGCCGCCTCTGCTCCTACTTGCAGAAGGAGGCGCCATGCTTAATGCCTCAGCCCTTATTGACGCCATGATAGCATCTCTTGTATCTGGGTCTGCGACTCCAGAAGTGAGTGAATCGTATATTGCCAAGCCACCCATTCCTTGGTTCTTCATAGCAATAACCTTCTGTCTGAACTGGTCTGTCATATTATCTATATTGGCCCGCCTAATAGCTTTATCCTCATTGATTTTCGCAAACACGCGCTTCATTATGGTGTCCTTTTCATCTTCAGAATAGGAACCGCTGCTCATGCGGCCATAGCCAACTACCTGGTAAGTATCAAGGTCAATTTCTTTAAGGCCATGATTGCCCATCTGCATTACCTTTCCATCCGGCATGAGGATACCAACATGGTCAATACCCTTATAGGCTTTTCCACCACTGTCTCCGCCTTCCGCAGGATTGTCAGTAGCTTCCCAGTTGCCAGTGTGCCAGAATACCAGAGAGTATGCGCCAGCCTCATCCTTGTTTGGGGTAAACATGCCTTTCTGCTCCATCTCGATGCACTGGCCATCAGCAGTCCTACTGTCCAGCATGAAGCCACCTGCTGCTGCTGCCTGTTTTGTATATAAACCACAATCATATCCGTTCTGGCCATTGCCACCGAGAATATACTGCACACCTTGGTTCTGAAGGTCTTTTGTGAAAGAGTCAAATCCTTCTACACCAAACGCCTTGCTGCCATTCAACGCATTTTGAATCTGTCCAGGATTTTTGCCAAAAGCAGCAATAAGCCTTTCGGTTTCTTTCTTAGAATAATCTTCTTTGCGCTTTACATTGTTGATTTTATTGTAGGCGTTCCGCATCTCAGGAGTAAGGTCGCTATCATATACACCCTCTAGCATTTCTGCTCTTTCATAGTCATCTTTGGCGTACATTGCATCAATTGCTGCCTTAACATACGCTGTGTGCTGCTTCTGAGATTCATACTTTACGCGCTCTTCGCCATACTTGCCATACCGCTGAAACATAATGGCATCAATTCGGTTAAAACCTTCATTCATAGACTCTGCGGTATATCCTGCTGTGGCAGGTATAAGCATGCAATTCTTAATCTGATTCGCTGTAGTAGTTTCCTCGTACTTCTCAGTCTCCATAACCTGGTATTTTTCTATATTGGTTCTGCGTGTGAAGTTATCCCTGGTGGTAAACTCATTGAATGACTCAGCACCTTTGCCAAAGGAAATAAAATTGCCAAATTTTTTCTGAGTTTCCTCCATGACCTGCTTCTGTTTCTGGTCATATAACCCAGTAATGTTCAGCGCTTCGCCTTCCTTGTGGTTGTTGATCAGGTCTGTGCTTTCCTCTGTCATACGCTGGTTGTAGTAGTTATTTGCGTCCATTGCCTTGAAGGTATTGACCTTATCCACGATGGCCATACCGCCAGTCGCTATAGTCTGCCCTATCGCATTGCTTTCCTTAGCTGCAGCCATTGCTCCTTGGTTTGAATAATGGAAATTAGTCAGCCCGGTATTAGGGGCGCCAACCTGTGCGTTACTTTGATATGAAGTAAATTTCATGTTTGCCCCTCCTATGGTTTTGGAAAATACTGTGGTGTTGTCTTTTTAGCTCCCCATCCAAAACCAACATTGACATCTCTTGCCAGTGAGTATGTAGTTCCCATAGCAGCTGTTGTGCTGGCGGTGCCCCCACCACTTACAGCTGCGCTCTTAGGCGTATACAGGCTGCCAGCCAGACCAAAGACGGAACCCAGCATACTATTGGTCATAGCGCTCCGCCCAGCTGACCGGTAATCCTCAGCCTGTCCTCGATACATTCCTGCATAGTTGACCTGCTCTGTGGACTTGTCCAGCATCCCCTGCACCTTCTGACGGTTGTCATAGGCCATGATGCCGCTTTCCTTGTCCACTTCATACTGTGCCTCCTGCAGTGCATTCAGTGCGCTTCCTGTGGCTGTGATGCCGGATGCGCCAATCTGTGCATGCTGTTTGCCCAGCATGAGGAGATTCTTCCTGCGCTGGTTCTCCTCGTTTATTTTGTTGTTCTCCTGCTGCTGCCTTGCAGACTCATCTGCTTTCTGTGCATTCTGCTCAGCTATACGAGCATTTGCCTCAGCCTGGGCGGCAGCTGCGTCATACTGCTGCTGTTGCGCCCTGCCATTGAAATACCCCATAGCCAATGTTCCGATTATCGCTCCTGCTACGCCCAATGTTCTCACCTCTTAAATGTAAATAGATGATACGGATAACCATAAAGACCACGAGGCCGTGGAGGATACACCTTGGCGCCCATCCATTTCAGCCACGCAATCGTGCGGTTATTCCCTTCGTCAACATAGTTATACAGATACTCCCAGTCCTGCAGGATGGCGTTTAATCCCTTCCTGGTCATCCGTCCAGCATACATCTTGTGGTCAACAGTGTGCTCCGTTGACAGCATCCAGATGATGCCATGCTTTCTGAATGGGTTTGTACAGATAACTCCGAATATAGCGAGGAGCTGGCCATCGCAGAGACAACTCCAGCAACACGCGCTTGATGCCACGCAATGCCTTATCTCTGTCAGAAAGTCAGCTCCTGTCATCCCTGCGATTTCCCTCCGGTCTTCTGGGCGGAGATGATCTGCAAGGTATTTTATGTCTTCCATTGTTGGTTGTTGGAAATAATAATGCTTAGCCACCTGGCACCACCTCCGGAACGATGGAGAGCACCGTCATAGGCAGAGGATGGTCTTGGCGGATAAGGATTTGAATTGTGTCCAGATAGCTGGACTGTGCGATGACTACATACTTCTTGCCGTCATACAGCTCTATAGGGCTGCCATATGCTTCAGTGCTGCGCCACTTTATCTCGTCCATAGCCTTTTCGTTGATGCCGAAGCTGCCGCCCCTGGTATCTCTGAACATGACCATCATGCGAGCAATACGCTCGCGTCTGGATGAGTATGCGCCATCCCTGGCATTAATCTCGATAGGCAGTGTTTCAATGGTCATCCTGTAGTGTAGGCCGACCACAATACGGCCGAATGCTGCAGGGAGAGTCAGCGTTCCTGTACTATCCACCTTGCAGCCTTCGAAAGCATTGCCATCTGCCAGCACCTGCACATCCTTGTCTGCAAGCCACGAAAGACCCGTCACTGTGTTTGTTGCCTCTCCCTCATACAAATACCCTGCGTCCACATAAAACTGTTTTGCAGGGTCTGTCTCGCGTATCTGGGAGGCCATCTGCTCGATGAAGTACTTTCCGTCGCGCTCCACTACCGCCCATAACTCATCTGATGAGCTGCCACCGATGGAACATACATCTATAAATTTGCCGTCCGTAGTATGCCTATGCCATGCGTAAACATCCTGCTCCTTGATGTAGGTCATGCCAAGCAGAACGCCATCATCGCGCACTACCCACACGACACTATTCGGAGTCTGCTGGAATGTCATACCGGACATTGTGTGCCCCTCGAAAAGATGCGCTGCGAGAATGGATATATCATCGCCGGTGTATTTATCCACATCATAGGAGTAGGTCAAGTCTCTGACGATGGAGCCTTGATGCTGGACATATACGACACGGCCGCCGATGATTACAGGAGGGATATCGGAGATACCTCTGTACTCCTGTGGTTTTGCCTGTTGGTTGGCAGGAGTGAATGCCTCGCTGCCGCCTCCGACCTTATACTCGCCACCGCTGGTGAACATGAGCATTTCGGAGAATGGAACCATGGCTTTAATACCGTTCATCTGCCCAGAGGATAGTGTGCCTGTGATGGCGTCATCGTCAGCCTGCGGTGTGTTTACCCAGAAATTAAAGTAATCTCCAGTCTTGGATGCCCAGTATGTCTGCGGCTGGCTATCAGAACCCGCGAAGACCAGACGATCCTCGAAGAACCCAACACAGTATGGATAACCTTTGTCAGTGCCCCACGCCTGCATAGAAAAGTCATTTGTGCCTGATGTAGCCCCCAGGGTCTTCACTACACGAGCGCTGGCCTGCGTTTCGCTTGTTACTCCAGTTATTTTGACTACGCCATAATAATCCTGGGCAAAAGACTGTATGGTTATATAGCCACGCTGTTTTTCGTTCTCTCCGCTCCACACGGAAATGTCAAAGGCGGAGCTGGTCACCCTATAGGATTCTATCTCATTTCCATCGTTGGTGAATTTTAGGCTGTAGTTCTGCGACCTGTTGCCGCTCTGTGTCTGCAGTGCTGTCCATGTTGCAGTGCCTCTGTCATACTTCTCGACAGTGAATTCCCCATTCCAGAAACCGAATGACTCGACATATACAGTTCCACCTGGGCAGCAGGCGACACTTCGCGCCGTAGTAGGTACACCAGACTGAATCTGGCTGGCCACGGTATGGCCGAGACGAATTGCCTGTCCTACCATGTCGGATGTGAAGTAGGATTTGGATGCGGTCAGTGTGACATTGCCTGTCACAGCACTCGCTGACAGCTTAAGACTGTCATCCGTATTAGGGTCATTGAATGGTCCCAGGCTGATATCCATGCTCTCCATGCGCCAGTCAGTGATACCGTATCTGGTTATAGAGCATGGCTGGTGATTAGGCTGTACCAGGAAAAGCATATCCGCAGACTGAGCGTACTTGATAGTTGCCAGCTCGTCCTCTTTGTATTCCGTGTCTACCTCTATAGGTGAGCCGTCTTCCTTTACCAGCTGGCCCCCATGTGTGTAGAACCGAATCTTGCCCTCGGTGAACTCCAATACATAGGTCTGTGTCGCTGAGAACTGGAACGGAATCAGCCTCGCCTTCTTGTTGTTTGCGGTCTGTGTGATATGTCTGAAACCTGGGCGGCGAGACACACCGCCATAGCGGAGCACAAGGGCATTCTCCAATGTAGCTGCGCCCACATCATACTTCTGCAAATCAGTACGACCGTACAGTGCAGGAGTCAGCTCTCCGCCGGCAAATGACGGTTTGAGAGGATACATCATATCAGTATCCCCCCAATCCGCCGCCAAATCGCGCGTTAATGAATGTATATGGGTCAGCGGTCTTTACATTCTGCTCATCCTCACTGTTGGCTATAGCCTCCAAATACAGATTGCTATACTGCTGCTCTGCCATCTGCGTCAGCTGCATATTGCCTGTCAGCTTGAAGGCCATCTCTGCAGCCAACCTCCAAGAGAGGACATCAATAAAATGCTCATCAAAGAGACCACAGTCGTCAATGTCCGCGGTGTACTCCGCGCTGACCTTCTCCTCGTTTGTATATATAACCTGCCCAGACTTATCAGATGCCAGCTGGTAGCTGGTCAGGGCTGGGATATTGTCGTAGTTTTCGTTGTAGAGTTTTCTGAGATACAGGCACCCAGAGGGGTATCTGTACGCATATAAGTAGTCCTGTGGAGTATCTGTCAGCTGTGCCAGCTGCACACGCCTTGTCGCAAATGTCCAAGGGAATCTGCGGAGCACCACGCGTCTCGCATGGTCATAGAACTGGCTGCACACTCGCGCCGGTTCGCTGGCCTCTGACAAACTCTCAATGCTTGCTATACCGATTCGAGACAGCGCCATATTGCAAATCTCAATCTTATCCATATATTTTACCTCAATAAAAAATGAGGCTGATGCCGCCCGGGGACGGCACCTCAACCCCACTATGTTTTTATTTGCTGGCCCTCTTCCTTGCAGCTGTCTTCTTAGGAGCTGGTTCCGCCTTAGCCACCGCTGGAGGAGTCATTACCTCCAGATGCTCCGGTACCGCCGCATCGTCGGAAAGCACCACTACCTCGCCGCGCTCAAAGAGACGGCCATCGAAGTAGCATGTGCGGATAACCTTATACTCCATATTACAGACCTACCGCCACACCATCGGTCATGTATGCGGAAATCTTGCCGCCTACAGGAGATGTGCCAGTGATAACAAGGCGGATAAACTTATTCTCCAGCTTGATTGGTGCATAGAACTGCGCCAAGGTTGCTGGACCTGCCGTCTGAACGATGCTGCCTGGTACAGTGATCTCCACCTCAGTCGCAACATTGGTGGAGAAATCCTGCTTGTCAGAAGACTGAACCTTGATGGTGCTCATGGTGCCGCTGGTCATAGCCTTGGTCAGCTTTACATCGAAGTACAGAGGATGATTAAAACCACCCTTGGAGCCCATCTCTACAACAGAGCTGGTCATGGTAGCTCCTACATTTGCGTCCTGCATAAGGAACAATTCATTATCTACATAAGCCATTTATAGTTTCCTCCTCTCTCTAATTATGCAAGCTTGGACTCGGTGCCAAGAATTGCATCACAGCGCAAAACTGGAACGCCCCAGAAATGAGTCTGCTTCCTGCCGCCGAACTCGTCAATGCTCAGGCGGACATTGGTCTTCTTGGAAGCCAGGATGTCCAAATAGGTCTGAACGGAACGGTTCGCAAACATTGCCAGAGTGCACTTGTCAGGATTCTCAATCTGGTTGTATGCGCGAATCAGATTTTCGATGAATGCGTCCGCATCAGTGGCGCTGAGCTTGGTCACATCAATGTTTGCGATACGAACGACATAGCGAGGGTCACGAACGCATACGCCCATGTCCCAGTTGTACTGAGACTGATAACCCCAGTACTTGCCGCCATTGGCATCGGTCAGCTGCACACGGCCATTATCACGATACTTGAAACCAGCGGAAGTACCCTCTGGGAAAATGCCGTATACAGTGTCCTGGCCATAACCTACCAGCCAAATGGAAGTAAGGTTGCTGCCAGTGCCGCCAGCATCAATGATTTGGTCTGCCCAGGTTGCATCCTGGTTAGCCTTAGAATAATAATACGCAGAAAGACCGGTGAACCCAGCAGGGTTTACCTTCTCATCACCATAGAAGAAAGTGGTTGCCATCTTCTGGTTCATTGCCTCCTGATATGCCACATTCTCGGACAATCTCCAAGAGTTGCTGTTGCCGTTGATCTGCATCAGCTTCTCATCAATCTCAGCCAGGGCCTCCATGCCGCCGCAAGTGAAAGAATGAGTCTTAGACTTGGACTTAGCTGGTACAGTACCCTTGTTGATGAGCCTCCATGCTACCTCTGGCAGCTCTGCGCGTACCGGTACGGTCTCCTGAGTCTTCTCGTTGCACTGCTTGAATGGCAATACATCAAGAACTCGGTTGGTCTTAGCCTGCAGCTCTACAATCTTCTGCATAGCTAACTGGTTCTGGGCGCCAAATCTGGCAGCCCAATCGTGTAAAGTTACACAAGACATGTTTTTACCTCCTTACGATAAAGACAAAATATTTTTATATGCTTAATATTTGCTGTTTGCAAACAGTAAGTCTGCAGCACTGGCTTCCTTTCCAGCATGTGCACCATCCGGTGCGTTATCCTCCTGGAGAAGATGGCCAATGTTCTGCAGCATTTTCTGTACAGCAGGGTTGAAAGCTACGCCGGATTCCACGAGCGCATTCATGGCGGCGCCACCACCAAATGTATCAACCGCCAGCTTGGCAGCTCTGAGATTCACATTGGATGACAAACCTTCCTTCTTGCACTGCTCCGCCCAGTCATTCTTGACTTTCTCGGCGTTGCGCTGGATGTCCAGCACAATATCTGTGTGCATCTTGATGAGGCTGTCAGCCTGCACCTGTGTGAGCCCAGCTTCTTTGGCTATACCGGTAAACTTTGCCTCCATCTCTGGTGACATCACGATTCCCTCTGGGAGAGAGAACTCATACTTCTCTGGCACAGCAGCGTCCTGCTTCTCAGCCTCCGGATTACCCTCTGTAGGTGGGAAACCAAAAGGCTCCCCACCATCAGGTGCGTTACTACCTGCTGGAGCTGCAGCCGTATTTTTTGCCGCCGCTGCAGGCCCCGCGTCGATTGTGCTGGTATCTGCCGCCGGCATATCCATGTTTATATCTGGCATTAGTTTTCTCCTTCTCTCATTCTTCGCAGCGCCTCTCGGCGCATAGTGTATTCCAAGGCCAATCCATCACCGCTTTCGTTTGCGGAGTCTATCCGGCGCATCAAGTGCAGCAGATCGTCAGCTATGGCCCTGCGGCCATTAGAATATGCGTCGCTGATAGGATTACCTGTGGGCGCATGACAGCCTTCACCGCACAATGCCAGCAGGTCAGATACAAAGTGTCTGCCTCCCTCAGTGCGGAGGACATTCGCCATACTCTCGATATCCATTTACATACCGCCTCCCCATAACAGAGACTGCATGGAGTTCTCGCTGACATTGGTCTCAGACATCAGTTTTGCAGCCTCAACGCCCTGTTTGAGTGGGCCTGCCATTGCGGCCGCCTCCTCCAACTGCTGCTGTTTCTGTTGTTCCTCCTGCCTGCTCTTGCGCATCTTAGCTACCTCGTTTTCATCACGCATAATCTTCTCTGGTGCTCCGGACATCTGCGCATGAGCGCGGATAGCGGAGTCAAGATTAAAGTTATCAATGATATCAGGTACCATGCCTGCAAGGTTGCCCGCCAAAGCAAGAGTCTTTTCCATTGCCGGTGTTGCAACAGACTTCTGCGCCTGCGCCAGTAGCGATATAAATTCCACTTTCAGTGCATCCTCCTTGCCTTCCAGCTCTGGTGGAATTGGCGGGAACACGCCATTACGCATACAGATTTCAAATGTACGCTTAGTCAGAGGCGCAAGCACCTCATTGTGCATCTGCTCCAAGACTGGGGATAGCATGAGCAGCTTTTCCTCATGTCTCTCAGCTACCTCACGAGCAGTCATCTGAGGATTATCGTTGCCAGCCAGCATAACGAACAAGTCGTTATAGAAAGCAGCGCCAATCTGCTGCTGCTTGTGCTGTATAGCGTCCATTACCTCCTCACGGCTGCCAGTGGTTTCATAGAGTGGCCGGATAAGATTTGCCAGGTTATCCGGCACCAGAGTTTCTTTCCCTGGCAGTCTGTTGACCTTGCCCACGGATGCAGGCACAATCATTGGCGGATTAGCTCTGGTCTCCAGCAGTCTCATGTTTACCTGCTCCAGCTTCTGCAGCTGCATACAGTTACCCAGAGCGTTATGGCCAGGCCCTACACCGTAAATACCATTTGCCACGGTTGTCCATCGCGGCATCAGGAACGGCACCTCATGATACCCAGCCATCTTCAAGAAGCAATCCGTCTGGCAGGCCTCGAAGTAGTACGAACGCCATGGGAAATTCCCCAGTGCGTTCGGTGCATTCTCGTCATAGCCAAGGTTCTTCTCTATGAGCATGGTCACAGGGAAGTAGTCTTTATAATTCTGTGATTTATATGCTGCCTTGACGGCGTCACTGCACACATCCTCACCGAACTCCTCCACCATCTGCCAAGCTGTCAGCTTGAACCTTCTGGCGAACTGAGTCACACGGCCTCTGGCATCCACATTGCCTGCGTATTCGCCGCAGGTGTATGTCCTCGCCCAGATGCCTGTGTGGTAGTCCTCCAGCATCAAAGCGGCAGCCGTACCGAACTGGGTCAGTTCAGCTTCCAGCTGCAGGAGCATGTTGTATATGTTGGACTTGGCATATATGCCCATCAGCATCTGCTGGCACTCTTCCAGCCACATCTTGACGGTGTGGTAATTGGCCAGTTCATCATCCTGCAGGGACAAGGAGAACCAGGGTCGTGAAGGCGAAGTCAGGCCACTGTGGATACCAGCGGCGCATTTACCGCAGGCCTCCATTGGGTATGGGTCCAACAGGAAGTAATCCCTGCGCTTTCCATCCGTGGTCTTGTCCTCGCTATCAAACCTACCTCGTGTGGGATTGATGTAGTCAGAAAGCTGCTTCCAGGTTGGCTCGAATTGACTGCGCTCGCTCATCATCTGGCGCATGATATTTTTTTTCTTACCGACCGCATTGCTGTCGCGCAGCAGGTCCTGCATCAGCTTCGGCATTTCCATGTTATTCACCCAGAAGCTGTTTCTTCAGCTGGTTCAGCGCGTCAGCGTTGACATTGTTGCCAGTCTTGACAGTAGCCTTGCGGTTCATAGCCTTCGCCAGCTTGTCTCTCACACTCTGGCGTGATCCAGCTGTTGCGCTGTCAATGGTAGCCCCCGCTGTTGACCCAGGAGCACTGGACTTTACCTCGGATGCGGAACTAGAGCCACCGCCTCCGCCGCCACCTCCAAACAGCTGAATGTCAAAATCAAAATCCATCATTGTCTGATTCCTCCTAATATGCGCCAAGCGCATCGTATTCCTCCGGCATATCATCATCGAGAGGGTTCCCTGTGCCGATGTATACAGGCCTGGCAAAAGTCAAGGCCAAGCTGTCAGCTAAGTCCGGAGAATATCCTGTCCGGTCCTTTAGCTTGTCCTTTGGCTCAAGTATAATCTTGCCGCCAGGGTTGAACTTGTACTCTACGATGGATAGCTCTGTCTTGAGACCGGATATATCTGGCAGCGCACCACCAGACAGCAGCCAGTCTCGAATCTTAAAGTACATCTCTGCTCTAAGATTTGCATATCTGTCCTCTTCCAGTGCCTTGCCTCCGAAGCTGACCTCAGAGACTTGATAACGCAGCTGCCGCAGCCTGTCGATAACACCAGCGCCCATAGCACCAGCGTCAACAAAGACTGCATGAGGATGATACTCGCCTATAATCATCATGACACGGTCAGCCACATCCATTGTGCCAAGGCCTGTATATGCTATAAGCTTCTTTAGGTGCAGCCCCTGGCGAACTGTAATGGCTGTGCGGTCATCTCCGAACCTTGCCACATCCACTCCAACAATGACTGGCTGGCCGATAACATCCTGCTCGGTCAGCTCTCTCTTTGACGCATCTGTCACCAGGTCGATAGGGATAACGACATCGGACGCGGATGCCGTAAAGTCACATAACAGCTCCTGGCGCATCTCGTTATCGGTCATCATGCTTTTCATTTCGTCTATTTCTTCCTGGTCGATAACGCCGCTCTCATCCACTCTATACAAGCATGAATACCACTTAGGGTCAGCAACAGCCTTCCGGTAAATGTCGTAGAACTGATTCTGGCCCTTTGGAGTACCGATAAAAATAGCCCAGCCTTTTCTATCTGCAAGTGCTGGGCGGATAACCTCACCGAAAAGCATCGGCTTTATCTGTGCGTACTCGTCAAGAATAACTCCATCGTAGTACTCACCACGGAGATTATCAGGATTATCCGCACCTACGATATAGAGTCTTGCGCCAGGTCTATTCTTATACCTAGCTGGGAGCTCTACATAGAGATCAGTCTCATTTATCTTTCGCCCAGGGATAACTGATGTGTAGAACTTCAGATACTCCCAGGCTACTTTCTTTGCCTGCTTACGGAATGGAGCTACATACGCATACAGAGGCGCAGGCTTATCATTCAGTATGGCCATCTTAATCATGTGGTTTACTGTGCCTACAGTCTTACCAAATCGTCTATGACACACGAGAACTGAATAACGGAACTTCTCTAGGCTAGGATGTATTTCCTTCTCCCAAAGAGGTCTAGGCGTGTAGGGAATAGTTATCTTCATTCCTTGCCGCCTCCAGTCCAACCAAACTGTAATGGCCCGCCATCAATACCACCAACCTCCACCTTTTGGGTATATTCGCAGTCCATCTTGTTCAGCTGATCTGACGCTTTGATGCGGTCAGCAATCTTTGCCGGAACATCGATTGCCATGCCATCAGAATCAATAATCGTGTCGTGTACCTCGCCTCGGAGCACCCTGGTCAAAAACTCCTTGCGCTCAGTGGTATCGGCAATAGCCTCGCTGGCTATTTGCTTTTTCAGCTCGGCAATACGGGCGGTTATGTTTGGTTTTTTAAGGTTCTCGCAGGACACAGCCCCCAGCACAGTGTTACTGCCTCGGTAGCCCGCCAGCCTTGCTGCCTCAGTGCCATTGCCGCAGCGGACATACTCCAGACAA